GCAGATTGCGAAGTGAAGCCGGGGCACTTCGCAATCTGCAGGGCGTACGCGACGATCTGCGCGGCGGTCAGTGCCATGTCAGGCCTCCATGCCCATCTTGACGCGCGCCTTCGCGATCTCGTCGCGAAGCTGCTTGAGCTGGACCGGATAGTTGTCGAGGTGCTGTTTCTGAGCGCTGGGCAGCGTCTTGCGCTTGGCCTGCTCCAGCAGGTCAAGATAGGCCTTCTCGATCTGCGCTTCGGTGCGCACCAGCATGTCCAGCTTTTCCTGCAGCACAGGCCGCTCTAGGATGTCCTGCTGCCGGCGCAACGCTTCCCTGCACGTGTCCATGCGGTCGTTCAGCGATTCGATGGACTCATCGGCGTAGACATAGCCGCTGATCGATAGCTGCGCGCCGTTGGGCGCCGGAAACGAGATCGAGAAATTGCCCAGTACGGGCGTAGCGTTCTGTTGATCCATCAGCGACCCCGGCCGGAAAGAGTGGTGTTCATCTCACGGCGATAGACGTTTTCGTTCTTGCCGTTGATGCTGCGTTCGTGGTCCCACGTGCGTTGAACGATCTCTTTGATCGTGCGCAGCGTGTTCGTGTCGAACGAATACACCTCGCCGTGGTAGTACGGCACACCGTTCAGTTTGATGTCCGTGCCACCAGAGGGCGCCAGGTCGATCTTGAACTTGTACATGTCGACGCCGTCATCGTTCTTCCCCACCCATACTTCTTCCACGGCGGCGTTGAACAGCAGAGCGTTTTGCGCGGCAGCGGCGTTCTCAGCCAGTTCGGCTCGCGCCTTCTCTTCGCCGCTCCGAGCAATCGCCAACTCAGCTTCGAGCTCGGCAATACGCTTGCGCGGATCGATGTCGTTCTTATCTTCGGGGCGGTCTGCGCCGCCCTCGCCATTTCGTGCAGCCATAATTATCTCCTTGCTAAAAATCATTGCGCCGCAGGCGCGTCCACGTTCTCCACCGTCGCGGTAATCACCGCCGCCGTATTTTCCGAAGCAGCCCCGCCGAGAGGCGGAATCGTCATGACAGGTTGCGTGTCATCTAGGCGCAACCACATCGGCGTGCCGACCGCGTACTGAGCGAGAGCATCGGCGAGGTCGACAGTGATCGCGGCCGCAAAGCCGGTGCCGTCCACCGCGATGAGGTTGACCGTAGAAGGTTGGGTGCCGTTCGACTGCAGGACGCCTGGAACAACCGAAGCGACCTGCATCGCTTTAACGAATTCCGTTGCCATCATCAGCCTTGGTTGGCCGTGCCGGCTTGATAACCCGGAGCGAACGCACTCGATGCCTCAACCCGAGCCAGGAAAGACTGGTTCAGGATGATCGAGCCGTAGAACACCTTCCACGACACGACACGCGTCTGGTTGAGCGGATCGCTCTTGTCGGCGCCGGTCAGGTAGTGGAACTCCGGGTTCTCCAGCAGCACCTGGCCGTAGCTGTGGTTGCCGATGAAGATGGTCGGGAACACGGTCACACCTGTAGCCGGAGCAGCCGGAGGCGTCTGCGCATTCCCGATACCCGTGATCGTCACGGTTTGGTTGGGCGCCAGCTGCGTGGCTTGGCCAGCCAGCGGGCCAGTGGTCGGACCGGAGGCCGACAGACCCAAGTTGGCAGGGTTAGCCGACGTGCCAACGTAGACGTTGAACACGTATCCCACCAACTGCGGCAGGGCAACCTGGATGGAGCCGGTCGGGCCAGTCACGGAAATCGAGGTGGAGACCTGATAGATCTGCTGTTCAACCGATGTCTGAGCCGGCGAGGCAGTGACCTGGACGTAATAGGTGCCAGTGGCCAGCGTGCCGCCAGAAGCGGAAGCAGTGCCGTTGATGGCGGCCACGCCGGTCCAGTACGGCATCATGTTGGTTTCAACGAAGCGCGCGCCGTTGAACGGGCCCAGCTCGTTGTTGTACAGGCGGTTCACGTCGCTGTACGCCCAGGCCTGCTGCACCGAGCTGTTCTCGCGCATGTCCTGCGCGGAAAGCGGGTGGATCAGCGCCACGTAGTGCTGCGTCATAGCCGGCGAACGTGACGGGTCGCGATACGCGCCGGCCTCGATCATCATGTCTTCGCGCTCGTCGCCGTTGAAGCGCGGCACGCCGAACGTGAGCATAGAGCCGACCACGCGGTTGACCTCATGCGGACTCATGACGTTCGAACCAGACAGAGCCGCACGGTTGGCAGCGTTGCCGGCAAAGTTTACTTGCGTGGCCGACAACAGGGTGTTGAGCGTGTTGCGCTCCAGCGTTTCCGGCATTTGAAGTGCAACGAGTTCGCACGCTTGCTGGAACAGCGGATGCTTGATCGTCAGGTTGGCCACGTCAGTGATGATGACGCGGTCGCCCCACTGCTGAGCGGTGGCCGTCACCTGCTGCAGGGTCATGGCCTCGCCCGGAGGTGCCACGCCTTCCTGCAGCGGTGCAAACGGCAGAGGCAAACGCACATAGCGCGATGCGGTGTAAGTCGTGCCGCGGTTGGTGTCCAACTTCAGCGGCTTGCCGAACTGGTACGCAACCAGTTGACGGCGAGACAACGGCTCGACTTCTTCCTGGATGTAGGCTTCGACATCCGAGGTGAAGCTGCTCGACTGGTTGGTGACGCCAGGAAGCAGGAACCGGCCGAACCCACCGACCAGCAGCCCCAGCAGGAAGATCAAGAGACCTCGAGCTTTCATGTTGCCCCTCCTTTTGGGGTTTTAGATGTTGATGTTCGCCAGGCGCTCAGCGCGCTTCTGGTGTTCGTTTTTCCCGCCGCGCGCCGTGACATCGGTCTTTGCGCCAGGTGTGCGTCCACGCGGCAGGTCAGCTGGCGGCGCTTTCGGCTTGGCCTTCAGCTTTCCCTCCGCGATGTCCTTGCCGAGCATGAAGTAATACAGAGCTTCGCGCGGTGCGTTTTGCCCACGCTGACGCAGGGTCGTCAGCTCCTGCTCAATCCGATCGGCGTACTTTGAGCGACGCGGATCCGATTGAAACTTGGACTGGAATTGCGCTCGATCGCTCACGTCCTGCGCATGACGCAGAGCCTCTTCGGCCTGGCGCTTGTTTTCACGCAGTGTGCGATTGGATTGAATCTGCCAGCGCTCAAGGTCCGTCAGGTCGGACGCGCGCAGGCGCTCTTCCTCGCGCTGAAACTCTGGGTCGGCCTGCGGTGACGGTGCCGGTTGACTGTTGCGAAGATTGTCCGCGTAGCGCTTGGCGGCCTCGACTTCGGCTTCTAGGCGAGCGAGACGCTCACGCGAGTCGTCGCCGCGACGTGCGCTTACCGGCGGGGTGGGCTCATCATCGACAAGATCGCCGATCGGATCATCCAAATCATCGCCGCTACCGTCACCGAGAGCGCCAATGTCGGCAGGAGGATCGACAGGAGGATCGCCTGCATCGTCATCAACAACGCGAGCCAGCAGAAAGCGCAACAGTTTGGAGGCGTATTTCTTCATGGCCGTGTCCTTAAACCGTGGCAGCGCCGCCGATGTTCTGCATCGTCAGCGTTGTGGCCGAAGACACCGTCACTTGGAATTCACGCCAGGTGTTCTGCGCGATGGTCGCGGTGCCGTTGACGGTGACGCCAGTGCCGCCCACCAGGGTCCACGAGAATGCGCCGCCCGACGTGTTCAGGATGCGTACTTTCCAGCTTGATCCAATGACGGGCGAATTCGGACCAAACAGGGCACTAATGAGTGCGGTCGCTGTCGGTGTGGTCAGGTTCGCGCCGGCACCGAGCGTGCCGGTCATGTTGAGCACACAGTCATTCGCACCAGCCATCTGCGAAACGGTTGCCGTCGTAGCGGTCGTCGCAGCGTTGGTGTTGTACTGCTCGTTTGTCAACGGCGTGATCGCGTTCAGGTTGCCGACGAGAGAACTTTGATCCGGTATGCCGCCCAAGAACACTTGGTTGACTTGCTGCCCTGCGCTGAGGCCCATGGCTGGACTCCTAAAAATTACTTGCCGTTCTAACAATCTTTCCTGAGCGATTCAATGATCTATGGGAGACCGTTAAACGCCGCGCAAAAAATATGCGGTGAACTGGACACTGGACCAATCCAAATTCGCGTTTTGCTGGATCTGTCCAGACGCCGAAACTACTGACTCGAATCCGTCTGTAAAGCCGTCAGGTACGCAACGGACCAAGACATCGCCCACATTTAAGCCCGCGACGCTAACAGCCCCTTTGGTTGTGGATCCGCTGAAATTTGCCTTAACGATCGTTGCGGTTGCCGTAGTTGTTGCCATTACCTAATCCTCCGCGCCCGAATGAATCCAGTGGCGTTGAGCGTACTGGTCGTGAAATTTGCGATGACTTCCAAATAGACTGTTGTTGTCGCGGACAACGAAACCCTTACGACGGGGCTTGCCGTGGTCTGGCCCGTCCCTGTTGTGGAATAAGCGGGAGATACGTAACTGCCAATTGGCCCGAAAGTCCCTGATACCGTGGATATACCGACAACCCATGAGCTGAGTACCGTGGCTCCCGAAGGGGCCAGTTGAGCAACGCCACTTACATCCCAGTCGCCAGCCGTCAAACTGAGGGATATAAGGTTTGTGTTGACGCCCGACGTCATCCCTGTACTGGCTGAGGTCGCGGTTTGATATTCCCCGACGCTCCCGGCATTGGCGTTGTCGTTGGTAGTTGTCCCGACAATGCCTCCCGTTGACTGCGGAGTGATTGCCCCAGTGAAGGTAAGGCCAGCTACCGTAGTGGAGAACGACGGATCTGCGGAGGAGCCCTGAGAAACAAGGGGCACACCGGTTGAAGCATTCGGCCCGACTGTCGCAACGCCCCCAGTTCCTTCGCCGACAATGACGCCGTGCGCTGTCAGAGTCGAGCGACCTGTGCCGCCAGAGGCCACCCCTATCGCAGTGGAGGCCGTCAACGTTGTGAACGCGCCGGCATTGGGCGCCGTACCTCCGATGGCCGGTGGGGAAGCCAGGTAGTTAGAAAAGCCCGTACCGCTGACGCTGCTGCTCGCGCTAAGCGTCGTGAACGACCCAGCTGCTGCAGTGGTTTGCCCGATCGGCGTGTTGTCGACTGTGCCGCCGGTGATCGCAACATTGTTCGCGTTTTGCGTGGCGATTGTGCCCAAACCTAGGTTCGTACGCGCGCCGGCCGCCGTGCCCGATCCCGTACCACCGGACGTGATCCCCAGGGGATTGGCGGTGAAGTTGACCGCTCCTGTCGCTGCCAAACTGGTAACGGTGGCAGCCGCTGGAGTCGTCCCTCCAATCACAGCGCCGTCGATCGTCCCGCCTGTAATGGCAACAGCATTGGCATTCTGGTTCGCCATCGTGCCAGCCGCCAGGCCGTTCACTTTGGCGACGGTCGGATTGGGGTACGTGCCGGACAGATCTCCGCCTGCTGCGCCGGATGGTGGCTGCGTCGACAGCGTGTTGACGAAGACCAGGAAGCTTTTGGTCAGGTAATTGAAGCCGTTCTGGACGCTCTCGTACGTGACACCAGTGCCGTTCGACTGGGCTTTTGGCGGGGCTAGGGTGAATTCGTCTGCCATGGCTCACCCCTTCGCCAGGCGCGCGATGCGCGGCTCGAGCGTTGCATCGTTGTATCGACCGCGCATGCCGCGCAGCACGCGCAGCAAGGACTTCCGATGGCCGCGCTCGCATGCGTAGCGATCGGCAGCCAGTTCCTGGGACAACACCAGGGCGCGGGTGGCCTTCGGCGCCCACAGCGGCGCGCCGATCAGAGCCCAGAGCATGCGGGTCACACCATGCCAATGCGCGATGTGGCCTTCCTCGTGCGCGAGGATGGCGCGTTTCTCATCAGCCGGCCGGCCCATGAAGCCGGGGCCCACGCGCACGCATGCCAGTGGGCCGAACGCGATCGCTTCCGCGACGAACGGAGGACCGACTTGCGCCGAATCGTTGAACAGGGATTTCTCGCTGTAGACGATCTTCATCGCGGCCCCGCCATTGCATCTTGGATATGGTCCGGGTGGATGGCGCCCGGGGGCTGCTGCGGCCGCGGCATACTCGGTTGCGCACCGAGGCGCGGCGTACCTGCCACGCCTGGCCCGGCTCCACCCGGTACGCCGGGCATTCCTTGAGGCTGCTGCGCGCCCATCTGCTTTTGCAGCTTGGTCTGCATCGCCTTCATGTGCTCCATGATGTGGGCCCGGAACTTGCCAACCGGATCTCCTGTCATCACGGCGCCGCGCTGATGGGACTGGATGTGCTGGGCGTCCTCGTCGGCCTCGTGCACGATGGCATCCAGGCCGTTGTGCATCATGAGGTTCTCTTCTTCGGGATCGATCGTGAACAGGTTGCGCTCGTCGATTAGGATCCGAGGCGCCACGTCGACGCCGAAGATCTGTTCGGTGCCGAACTCCAGGATCGGTGTGACATCCAGCTTGCGGCCGTTGAGTAGCTGAGGCGGTACGCCGCGCAGCACGTTCATCCACGCGATCATCTGCTGCATGCGCTGCATGCCCATCACGTAGGCCGTGCCACTCCAGCGGAAGAAATAGCGCTCACCGAAGGCCTGGGGCGGGATCTCCTGGAGACGCTTCTGCGTGCCGGTCTCGCCCATCGTGGCCACCGTCAGCTCCTTGGTGCGGAACTGGCGATCGAGCTCGAACAGGTCTTCGAGCAGGGGATTGAGCATCACCTCCTCGTAACGCTTGGCGTAGTCGATGATGACCAGCTGTTCCTGCTGCGCCATGGCGCCCATTTGCGCGGCGTTCTTCCGGCCTTTTCCCTGCGCCGGCATCATGGCCTCCGTGACTTCCAGGGACTCCATGATCTGCGCCTTGATTGCTTGGCACAGGCCGATGGCGTCCTTCCACAGCGCGGGGAACTGCGCGAACTTGGTCTTGTTCGGGTCGGCCAGCCACACGGCTGCCAGGCCCATCACCATCGACTGGTAATTCGGCTGCGCCAGCGGGTCAGTCATGACGATGGGCAGCAGTGCGTATTGCGCGCTGTCCTGACCCATGTTCCAGTAGTCGTTCAAGTTCCACTGCAGGTACTTGACCGGCTCGATCTTCGAAATGCCGAAGAACGATCCCTGCACGCGCTCGATCGGCGCGGAGCGCACCGGCCGTCGGCCGGACCATCGCGGATTGCGGATGATGCCCAGGATCTCGTTCTGACCGGCGTAGTAGACGTACACCGGTTCCTTGACGCCTTCGCCCAGATCCAGGTCGGTGTGCGCCTCGAAAATCAACGCGTACTTGTACGTGCCCTCAGTGCGCACGCCTGCGTCGCTCGTGCGGCGCTTGGGTGGATTGTGCTTCTCGCGGCTGTTGTCGGGCTTGGCCAGGCGCTCCATCAGCTCAGTCGCGCTAACCCCGACGAACACGCCCTCATCGATGAGCTGCTGCACCTTGTCGGAAGACATGCGCAGGCGGATGCAGGTGGCTTCCGCTTCCTCGATGC